TTCGACTTGCCTCCCCTGAAGAACGTGCAGCTATTGGCATTACGGAAGAGCCTGACCCCATCCCGGTAGACCAACGCTTCTACTGGGATACAGGGATTCCTAAGGACCACGCTCAACTCGTAGAGCAGTGGGTAGGTCAAACTAAAACTACTGCGGGCACACTGTTGGCCGGTAGTGACTGGTATATCACCCGTCAAGCTGAGACAGGCACTCCAACTCCTGCTGACGTTCTTTTCTACCGCCTTGCTGTACGGGACATCTCCGGTACAAAGGAAGGAAAGATCCGAGCTACCACTACTACTGATGAGTTGGCAGCTTATGTAACCAGTGCTGACTACAGCGGTTGGCCAACAAAAGACGAACCCATTACCCAAGCTGATGACACCATTAGCTTCGACGGTGTAACAAGTGGTTCTTACTTTACCGCTACCTCTATTGTTGGTGGCTTTGGTAATGACACCCTTACCTTTAACTAACCATGATCACTATTCTTGGTATTAAGGTGTCCTATGAGACACTTGCTTTCTTTGTTCTTTTTATTGCATCTGAGTATCTTGGTGTAACTAAGAAGCGTAAGGCTAATAGCGTTACTCAAGCCATCTCTATGGCTGCTGCTTACTTTAGTAAGACACGTACTGAGGATGACACTGTACGTAAGATTCGTCGTACCTTCCGAGGTAAGTAGTAATGGTACTGCTGCAAGTTAAGCAGTACTACCCCCAGACAGATAGTGCAACAGGTCACGGGGATCGGATGTGCTTTAGCTCAACATGTGCTATGGCCATCAAGTATCTCCGTCCTGATGCATTAAAGGGTAGTAACGCCGATGATGATTACCTCCGTACTGTATTGAAGTATGGAGATACAACTGAATATACATCACACATCAAGGCTTGTCAGCAGTACGGTATCTTAGCTACCTTCTACCAAAAGGGTACTAAGCAAGCTTTGATCAATGAACTAAAGGCTGGCTATCCAGTTGCTACTGGTATCCTACATAAAGGTCCTGCTACTGCTCCTAGGGGTGGTGGGCATTGGATGTTATTGATTGGTGATGAGAGTGAACGTGGTGTCTTCCATGACCCATACGGTGAGATGGATAACGTTAACGGAGGCTATGTCACTATTGGTAGTGGTGGTAGTAGTGTCCGTTACTCTTGGAAGAACTGGCTTAAGCGTTGGGAAGTAGAGGGTAGTGGTACTGGTTGGTTCATGACCTTCAGGCCTGTCAACACCCCGCAACCTGTAGCTACCGTTGCTAACACTTGGGAGGGAGTTATTACTGCTGCTAAGGTAGCAGGTGCTAAGTTCCCACAAGTAGTAGCAGCACAGTGGGCATTAGAAAGTGGATGGGGTAAGCATACCTCTGGTACACATAACTACTTTGGACTTAAAGGATCTGGTACTGACCATGAGACTAAAGAGTTTATTGATGGTAAATGGATCACGATTACTGCTGGGTTCATTAACTTCCCGGATCTTCAGTCGTGTGTCTCCTATTTGACACAACGTTGGTACAAGGACTACAAGACATATAAAGGTGTGAATAGAGCAACCTCTGTAGAGGAGTGTTGCAAACTTTTAGTCAAGGAGGGGTACGCCACTGATCCCAACTATAGCACTAAACTGATTAACATCATCAACCAAAAGAAATGATTGAAGCGGTTATCACAGGTGTTGCTTCTCTGGTGATTGGGATAGGTGGCGGTATTGCAGCTATTAATAGTAAATCGAACACACGTATGGATCAATTAGACAAACGTATTGATTCCATTGAGTTGAGGTTTGCTGAGAAGTACGTCCCTCGCCAAGAGCTAGCTAACGCCTTACAAAAGATGGAGGATCACATGATCAGAATCGAGAACAAGCTGGACCAGATTGTATTGAGAAATGGCTAAGAAAACCTGCATTAAATGCGGGATAGAAAAAGAGTTGGACAAATTTGAGAGTAAACGTAACACTTGTAAGGAATGCAGAAACCAGCAAGCTCGTGATTCTCAAAGAGCAAGAACTTGGAAGTACCGAACTCAGTACGGTATTACTTTAAAGGATTACGATTTACTCTACGAACAGCAGAATGGCCTTTGCTCTATTTGTGGTACAGATACCCCTGGAGGTCCCGGAGAACGTTTTAGAGTAGATCATAACCATGAAACGAATGAAGTTCGTGGGTTACTTTGCAATAACTGCAACCGTGGACTTGGTTACTTAAAAGATAGCCCAACAATACTATCTAAAGCCTTGACTTATTTACTTACTAACGGACACTATGGCACCTAAACAGAAAGCTACGGAAGATGCTTTTAACGAATTACATAACCTAGTTACCGAAGAGTTTCTTCGCCGCATTAAATCTGGTGAGGCTAGTACTGCAGATTTAAAAGCCTGCACAGATTGGCTATCTAAAAATGACATTTCGGGTTGCGCGTATCAGGGTAACCCCCTTGACAAACTAGCTACCATCATGCCTAAGGTAGACCCTGAACTTATCCAAAAGAGGTTGTATGGCAAGTCGCACATCTAAATACTATAAGGCTAATCCTGAGGCAAAGGCTAAGCGCCTTGAGCAACAGGCTAAGTACAATAAGACTAAGGAAGGTCTCAAGATCCGTACTAATGCCAATAAGTTAAACCGTAAGCTTGGTACTTATGGTAACGGGGATGGTATGGATGCTTCCCATACAGGTCCTAATAAAGGTAAGTTAGAGTCTCCTAAGGCTAACCGTACACGCCCACGTAAGGGTAAGAAGTATGGCTGATCCATTGATCCGGTAAAATGACTCCACTACTGCCTAGTCCTGATCACTACCTCCATAACCTAATAACGATGACAAGCTCTGAAGCAAAAAGGCTACACCGTCGTGCAATTAAAGAATACTTTAACTGTCAATGTGTTTATTGCGGAGAAACTTATGAATTACATGAACTTACACTTGATCACGTTCGCCCTAAGTGTCTTGGTGGCGAAGACCTTACATCAAATCTGGTACCCAGCTGTAGGCAATGTAATCAGGATAAAGGCAGTAGAAATTGGTTACAATGGATGAGGGACACATTCGGTCCTACCAATAG